TGGTTGCCGGTAAAAGTATTGTTCCCTGTTAAATTAGCTTTCAAGTTAAGGGCTGTCTGCTGTGCTGTTGATACCGGCTTGTCAGCGTCGGCAGTATCCGTGGCGTTAGTTAACCCTACCTGCGCCTTGGTTACGCTATGAGGATTAGATGTGTTAGTGTTATGAGCAATAGGAGTATATTGAGTTAATGTTGTAGAATTAGGTAGGAAAGTAACAGCCCCGCCAGAAACTGAAAAATCTGATGAGCTAAAAGAAGCAATTCCTTTATTGCTTGCGGTCGCGTCCTCACCGGATATCGTAATTGTGCCTGTGCCTTTGGTAGCGTCTATCCCCTCACCGGCCTGGAGGATTAAGTTTGCATAAGCCGCACTAGCCATAAATAACATTATTAAAAACAGCCATAATCTTTTCATATCGCCTCTCCTATGCTACTACCTGTTCACCGTCAAATATTACATTCTCTCCATCAAAAATTACATTCTCCGTAACGATAAGAGTTATATTCAAATTAACCCGCTTACTCCCGGGATTAAATTTATGGATATTATGATTAGGATTAAACCGAAAGCGCTTGGTGTTAATTTCCCCTTGCGCCCTTTTTGATTTAGAAATATTAACCATGTAACCTCTTAATCCCTAACTCGTTTACAATCCCTTGCCCGCGCTTGCAACGTTTATCACACTTAATGCATACAGAATTAAGCGGATCCCAAATATTCTCAATAGCAAACGCGGCGGTTACTTCCGGCCATTTAACAATACCCTGATGGTATAATTCATAAACTTTCTTCCAGTCAACTACGGGGCGGTTTTGGTTGTCCTTTACCCGCCTCATAGTTTTTATTTTAAACTCCTGAATCACTCCCTTGCTGACATTCTTTAATCGCTCAACCGGGACACGCTTAAAAACATCAACAGTCGGCGGGATCATAAAGTTGCCCGGACACCTTATTGTGCGTTGAAAATTAACTGTGGAAGTGAATGTTTTTACCATTATCCTTTATGTCTTGATGTTGAGATTATTTCACCAGGGCTTAATATCTTAGTCAACGCCTCCGCATTCTGCCCAGTCATTTTGGCCATTTCCTTGATGATCTTCTCCAGTGCCGCACCTTTCTTAGACTTATCTTTAAGTGTTCGCTTTGTTTCATGTGCTTTCAATGCGGATTTATATTCGTCAGTTAATTTATATTCCGCGATCGCTTCCGCTGTGGGCCTTGTGGCTGATAACGGCATTTTAAGTTTCCAAAACAGATCGAATGTCCTCTTAGCGTTCTCCGGGTGAAGCGGCCCTATGCGCTTACCGATATTAATTCCACCTGTAACCCAAAGAGATATATTCTTATGATCCGCAAATTCCTTGATGTCAATCTTATCTGGCCTGCTCTTATTCACTTCCTTGTTGATTAACCCCATCTCGTTCATATACCTGGACATTTTGGGATCAGGTTGCCGGGCCTCAAGTTCCGCGATCTTTAAATTTAATGCTTCAATTTCTGTCGCTAATTCAGCTTGTGTCTTTATCAAATTTACCTCTTTTGTTTTTACCATTCAATTCTCCTTTTTCCTTTTAGTCGCGGGCCAGGGGTAGTTCCCCCAGCCCGCTAAGTGTTCCGCTTACGCGTGATTAACCGAAATGTCAGACAGTATCAAACTGCATTTCATTTCCATGTAAATTACGAAGAATAGCCTCGCCATGAATTTCATGACCGACTATTCCTGTCGCTACGTCAGAGGTTTCACGCTCAAGCTCGATCATAAATCCTCTTTTTACTACTAACTTGATACCTTCCTTAGCGAAGGCAGCACCCGATCCGTTATAGCTGGTCAAAACAATGTTAGCGTCAGAGTAAAGGTCAAATCCCAACACTTTACCAGCCCAACCATTCCGAGTGAACTCTTCAGAAACTGATCCTGGGGCCGCACTGCCAGAAATAGCGTCACTTGAGTTGTCGAAGAAACTAATCAACCCAACTACCGACCAAATCTGTTGCGGATGTAAAACCAAGTTGTAAGCGCCAGCAGCATGATAAGTTCTCAATGAGCCATACGCGTCATAGAGATCGGCCGGAACCATGTTAGTAAGCGCTGCGCCCTGGTTTGTAGTGAATGAAGCGAACAGGGTTACTAAATCCAAGTCCTTGCGAACTGTTAGACACTGTCCTATTAACTTTCCGGCTACAGCCGCCATATCGTCAACAGTTGCTAAAGCAGCGATGTCTTTCAGAGAAACATACGCGCCATGTACGCCGACTGTTGCTGCGGACGGTGATGTTTCGTCGCTGGTCGACGCTTCAAGCGTCTGTGAAGCCAGGGTGTCATCCGTTTCGGATGTCAACCTGTTGATGAACGGTGTCTGGTGTAAAATACCAGGCCCGGTGAAGTCAATATTTGTTACTAAGGGCCCTACAACATCGCCCTCGTCCAATTCCAAAAGCGCCGACGCTACTATTGTGGGAATAGCTTCGGATAAAGTTGTTGTAGTAGAAGCTCCTGCTGCGTTTGCCATTATTTAACTCCTGATTACCCGCGCGATGATTTAAGTCGCGCGATTTCTGTTTGAACCTGCAATTTTAATTCTCCCGCCCTCTTACGATTACCTGTCTGAATGGCTTTCGCATATTCTTCATTTAACGCCGTGAGGTCTGGCGCCGTTGTAGTTCCCGACCCGGTCGCATTACCCGTAGTCGTATCTCCCCCTTTTCTCCCTGCCGCTTTGACAAGGTGGGGTCGCGCTTCCAGGAATTGTTTAACTCCCTGCTCAACGGTCAGCATTGTATCTATCCCGTTAGAATCTTTACCCTTGATTTTTACTTCCCCGGTTGCCGGATCGAATATAGCGTTACCATTTAACAGCGCCATAGCTTCCTCGACATAACCGTTTTGTTTGGATACTTCCCCGGATAAAGCGTGATTGATTTTCAACCCGGTAATTGATTGGTCTTTCTGCTTGATTAAACCGTCATAGTCGGAAATCTTTTTCTCATACCCTTTTTTAGCTTCATCATAGTTGCGTTGTTCTTCAAGCTGTTTCTGGGTAAGCGCGTTCTTTTCGCTTTCCGCTTTTTCCTTAAAACCTTTTAAGTCATCATAATCCTTGTATTGATCTTTAACCCGGGCGAGGCGCTCTTTAATTATCGCGTCAACTTTGGTCTGTTGTTCTGGAGTAAACTCTCCTGCTGCCACTATTTCATTACCTGCTGCATCTTTTGCCATTTTACTTCCCTCCTATTTGCCGCCAGAGTTGGCGTATTGGCGATTGAATAAGTCAGGGCGTCTATCCATAAGGCCACCGCCTACACCTTTTCCCTGTTGAGTTTTCATTTCATTAATCATCTTAGCAATCCCTGCCTGATCTAACCGAGGGAATTTCTTTTTAATAATCGCTTCCTTAACTGCCATATCAAACTCTTTACCTAACCCTAACCGCGCGGATTGCTCGGCTTCATCCATATCAGCTTTTAATGTTTGAATAGAAAATTCAGTCGGGTATTGTATAGAGCCGTCAAACTTTTTGCCTGTCCATAAAGCAAATAACTGCCAGAGCTTTATCTCCCCATCCTCAAGGTTAGCGGCTTTTTTAGACAAAGCAGAGTTAGTCTGATTAAAATCCCATGCCTTAGACACGCCGGATTGCTCTTGCGCTGTCTGTCCGTTGTATGAAGCAGAGCCGCCCTCAAGTTTTGCTAATTGGAATATTTTTGATACTTGACGATCTATATGTGAGAAATAAACCTCGGCGTTACCCCTATCAGGAGAAACATATTGCGGAGGGTTCTTCCCCTCAGGATATAGCAACCCTTTACTTGTGCCTACTGCCAAAGCGTTATAATCGCTCGTATCGCCTTGCATGGCCAATATTGAAAAAGTCTGATCTCTTAAAATCTGTTTGAGTTCAGAACAGGAATTATAAACATCCTTAGCAATAAACGCAATGTCCGCTAAGTCAGACACACTCCTAAAGTTCTGTGATTTCTTAGATCGTTTATTGAATATGCAAACGATAGGTACTCTGCCTAAGTCATGAGTTCCCCGGCTTATTTCCTCATACGCGCCACTGAATAATATCCATTCGTCGCGCGTCCATAACCTGTAATTTATTAAAGCCGTAGGATCGCGATTAAATGCGCCGGGATTAGTGTTGACATCGGAAAACTCTCTTAATAAAACCCAGTGAGGTTGACCAAATCTATCCAATGACCAATTAATAACATTCTGCGGCAAGTGGATTGAGAAATAAGGGAACGCGTCTAAATCTATCAAGTCCTGGACGGAGAACACATCCTCGGTGATATTTGGCATATCGCAAATGACAAAGACATGGCCCAATATGTCAGCATAATCAGCGATCTCTTTTCTAAACTCAGAGATTGATGATCCTTGCCTATCAATATCTTCTTCACGCAATAATACATCTCGGTCTATGCTTCCAAAATCAGTATTAATTGATTGCTTAAATAAATGTTCAGTATAAATATCAACGATGGGCGCACAAAAATTATAGTAATACCCCATTGCTAAACGCTTGCTATAATCCTCATTCTTTTCTTTTGGATGTTGAAATAGATTTGAGTTAGCATAAGAAGTTAATATCTTTCCATTAACTTTTATCTTGACATACTCCAACCCCAGGCATGACTTGACGATATGGCTTCGGGTATAATCAATCCCGCCCTCATAACTTTCAATTAGGAAATTCCAATAATCGTTATAGGTGGAATTTATCGGGTGAGGATTTTCAACCATGTTCTTAATGTTTGGATTTACCATATCTGCCCCTTAGATTGAATGCTTTTTTAAATGACACCGCTTACAAAGAGTAATTCCATTGTCTATCGCAAACCTTAACTCTGGATATTTAGAAAAAGGCTTAATATGGTGGGCGTGAATTTCACCGCCCCTTTGATTACATTCTTGGCAAGTCCAATTATCTCTTGCAAATACCGCTTCACGCCAAAGGCGAAATTCTATTGTTCCTCTTATAATTTTATTAGCAATAGTAAGTCCACCTTTCCAACCCGGGCCTTTTTCGCCTCGCATATTATTGCTAATTCTATATCTTGTTTCTAAGGTATGATGTTGCCCAAGCATGGCAGGTTTCCGTAAACCAAGAGCGTATTCTTTTTTAATTATTGCGCTCTTTTTTAGATTTGCTATTAGAGAATGCCTAACCCCAAGAGTATTTTGTTTTCCCTTCATACTTTCACTGATTTCTTTCTTAGTTTCTTGTGAAAGATGCCTACCTTTTAACCATTGATTTCCCAGGCAAATCTTATGACCCTTTTGAAATCCTTGACTTGGTTTATGTGGATAAATTCCTGTTGGCATTATATTTTTAGTCCTGTAATTAAACCGCGATTAAGAGAAAACTCTTTTTCAATACAATATCCAAGAGCGTCAGAAGTATGGGTGAGCATTAAATCTTTAGTTTTATCAATTTGGACAGAACCCTCTTTATATGAACATTGCTCAAGATCACGAATTGTATGTTTACACTTGACAGGATCAACAAAAAAACGCCTTTGACCTTTGCTATTACAAATCAATCCGTTCATGGCATTGACTCGGTCTCTCTCTGCGGGATTACTCGACGGTACACGCTTAGTAATTCCGTATTTCTCAAGTTCTGTTTCAATAATTTTCCAATTAGTGACATTGCTATCCGTATGCCTTGCGTGCCCTGTCGCGTCTCCGTATAACACAAGGCCGGAGTTATGATTCGGGTATCTCGATTTAAATTCCTGGCAAGATTGGACAGTGTTTGAGTTCCTTAAAAATATCTCATCAACCGCATAAACTTCTTTTAAATTAGTTTGCTTATTTATTCCCGGCTGAGTAATTATCCACGCCATCGGGTCAACGTTAAAATCGCACGTTAACCAAATCGGCATTTCTGGATTATACTTCGCGCATTTAAACGCATAATCCCCGGCGTTCTCATGGCGGTTAAACGTATAATAAACTGCGCCGTCAAATAATACAAACTCGCCATATAATTCTTGCCTTGCATATTTCTCATCATACATCCCCAGCAATTCATCAATAGCTTCTTTGGTGATATAAGAATTTTCATAAGTAGCAAATCGTATAACTCCATATCCTTCTTTCTTATTCTCAATAAAAACATTGTGGACATCATCAAAAGAGTTCGGTGAAGTAGTAACTATACCCTTGCCTCCGGTGGAGAGGACACGGCCCAGGAGGACTTTCCATAACTCTCCGAAGTTCTTACATCCCCTCGCCTCATCCACCCAAAAGCTGTTTAAGGTTACATTCCGGATTCTGTCCGGATCTTCTGCGCTAAAGCCGAACACTTGTCGTCCATTTTTTAGAGTGATTATTTTTTTAGAATCGTTCTCGCTTGCGATTAAAGGGCGCATTGCGAATTTAAATTCTCGCCATGTTGTGCGGTCAAGCATATTAAAAGTCGGGGCGATAATCCCATAGACTGATGTTTCAGTTGCTTTACTATTCCAAGCCTGCCTACCTGCTTCTCTGGCCCCGGCGTGCGTTTTGCCGCCACGGATTCCGCAGATCAGAGCCACAAATCGAAACATCTTATCTATAGCATAATGAAACGCTTGCTGTCCTTCATGTGGGTGGTATTGCTTTAAGTGCATCATCAGTTCATGATATATTTAGACATCCGTGAGAAAATCTCTTTGTTATTCTTATCCGGCGTAATTTCAATCATCTCTTTCATAAAATCACCAGCATCAACTTCAATCCTGTCAGTCTGCCCTAAATATTGTTTACCCAACCATATTGCCATGCCTGCTGATTTTTCTGCTAAATGAAATTGAATCCGCCGGAGCGAAGCCTTCCCGTTTTCAAGCCCGTTTTTATACACTTCCAAGAAGTCTTTACGCGTGCTTAAAGTGGACAATCCAATACCCATAACAGCGGAAATTTCGGTCATCGTGCACTGAATGCCCGATAATCGCTTTACCATATCAAGGTCAATCTTTACTTTAGGTCTACCTGTCCGTGCCATTTATATAATCCCCATATTGCTAATACAAAATAAACTCCAAATAAAACCGACTGTTCTCTCGCGCCTATGCTCCAATCGTAAATCATCCATACAAAATTCGTAATTCCCCAGATAATAAAACACTCTTTGCGCTTATAAATATTAAGCACAACTCCCAGCAAGCTGGCGATGGTTATTGCCCACATTTAATTTAACTGCTTTCTTATTAGTAAACTTCTCCCATCGGTCTATGATCACCTGGCAGTATATTTCGGAAATTTCAATCATCCTACACTTGCGATTTAGCTTTTCACAGGCGATGAGAGTAGAGCCTAACATTTACACGCCTCACTTATAGCCCTTCTCGGTTCAATAGAGCTATGGCAGCTTGAGCATAAACTTATAAGATTGTTAAGGTTGTTTGCCTGTTTATAATTCTCTACGCCAAATTCCCTAAATGGTTGTTTATGATGAACATCTAAACTTTTACCTAATTTGGCTTCAGAAACACCACACTTCTGGCATATCCCCTTATCTCGTTCTCTTGCTAATTTAGCTTGTAAAGTCCAATTTGAACCGTAATACTTTTCCCATCCCCCGAGCCACGATGGATGATTTTCTCCTATTAAATTATCACTATTCCATTTTCCCATACATTCACGAGAGCAGAAGTTCTTATCATTTATCTCGGCAGGTTTTCTATAAGATAATTTGCCACAATAATCACATTTAACATCTTTCCCTATTTTTCTACATTTCCTTGAGCAATAAAAGGCTTTCGTATCTTTAGTCCTGTATCCTCTTACGGAAAATTCCTTCCCACACGAAACGCAAACAACTTGTTTCTGATTTCTGTGAGATTTCAAATAACATTCTTTAGAACAAAAGTAATTTTCTTGTCCTTCTCTTATTTGGCATTTATATTTAATATATTCTTTGCCGCAAGTATCACATACTAAAGCGGTTAATCCTTCCGGCACATCATCATCTTCAGTCTTGGTTTCGAGCTGAAATATCTTATCTAACTCCTTTGAGTCAAAGCCTATGTCCTTAAGCATATCCTCATCAAAATTAGCAAGCATATCATAATCCCATTGGCCTAAGTTCTTATTAAGGCGTAGGTTGAGTTCTTTTTCTTCATGGTCGGTAAGTTTGCGGGATGGCACTCTCACATCAACACTTAAATTGCCTGATTGCTTTAAAATATTAATACGCTGATGCCCTCCAATTATGCGATTATTAAGATTAATAACAATCGGATCAGCAAGGTTAAATCGTTCGAGGCTGGTTGATAAATCTTTAGCTTGTTGTTCAGTTAATTCGCGCGGGTTATATGGTGCAGGCTTTAATTCTGAGATTTTACGCTTTTCTGTTTTCCAGGTTATCATATATAGCACCAAATAAAAAAACCCCTGCCGCTTATAAGCAAGGGCTCTATAATTTACAAGGCTGATCAGACCTTAAGTTAAGTATAATCTATTTTTTTAATTTGTCAACTCTTTAAAATGTTCACAATTATAAGCATCAAGATTTATCCGGCATATTTTACAATCTCATCTCTTTGATAAACTTCTTCCGATACTCTTCTGACTTAATAAAATCATGCCAGAATTGTTTTCGCTTCCAGTTCGGCATACCGATCTTAGTAAAATATCGGTCAATCATCCTAACAGTTTTACTGAACATAATCATTTGCTTCTTAACTCTGCGGAGCCTGATCCAATCCCTGATCTTTTTTAGCATTAGCAATCTCCTTCTGACCTTCGATTGAAATAACCATGGGTAATACCGAGCTGAATACTATCATCGCGAGTTGGTTGACATCCCGTTTTCTAAAATCGTGCGGGTCAGGATAAACGAACATCGGCCCGAAAGTGCTTTTATCAACTCCGTCTTTTACATCGTTAATCAGCTTTGCTATTTGCTTTGCGTCCACTCTCCGCCTCCTTGAAATTATTATACCCCTCACATTGTTTACATACTTCACCGTCAAGTCCTTCCCCACCATTGTATTTATGATTTAAACAATCCCAACACTTATTCTCCTGCTTCTTTGTATGCATTTGCACGCTAAATCTTAACTTCTGATAATCACAACCTGACATCTCTTGCCTCCTTTAGTTTTTTAATATCCTGCGCCCTTTGATATTTCGCCCAGTTAAAATAAATCGGAGTAAACTTTGAATACATTTCGCGTGCATACACCGCGTCATAATTTTTATCTTTCTTGCGCCTTCCATTTAACCAATGGAAATGTTCAATAACTATTTCGGGCATACGATAAAGCGCGTTTATCCCTTCCGCAATATCGCGTAAATATGTGTCTATATATAAAATATCAAACGCCGGCAAAACGAAACAACCTAACGTCCTTACGATGTTCCCGGATATTACCGCGGCACTTGGATGTCGGGCAATCCCCCAGGGTTCCGGCATAAGATCATTACCGCAAGCGATACCCCAACCCTTGCCGGCCTGCTCAATTTTATTGATAAATGCTTTATCCCAACCGCGTGTGCGGTATATATGATCATCATTAACTTCTTGATAATACTCAATACCTGGATAAAGCTCAGTCGATACATAATTTAAAACTTTAACAACGCTCCGGCGTTCTGCAATTATATTTTTGACTCCGAAAATATTAAAAACTTCACGGTAATCATTAAGCCGGGGATCATCCTCAGAAACATAAACAAACATTTCCGCGTCAACCGTCTTAGTCAAACGGTAACTCTCCAACATCTGCTTTAATAACTCCGGCCTGTTACGCGTGGGACAAATAGAAAGTAGCTTCATAAATTCTCCAATAGTTTTAATATCTCCGCTTCTGGCGGATCAGCAAATACGATTTCTGTCTTAGTTATCCCATTAACAATATCAAGCCTTTCTTCTTTACTTTCCCAACGCAATTTCCAATCCAGGGTTTTCTTTGGCAAGACAAAACCGAAATGGTATAGCTTGTGGTCAAAAATTTTATGTTTTAACTTTGTATGTGCTATCCTTATTTTTACAAACTCGACGGCTTTTGGTTTCACCACCACCAATGTCGGGTTTAAATGCCGGTTATCAAACCTATGATAATAATCAAAAGCATAATCAATAATTCTACACGACCCCATTCCATAATCTCCGGATTCCATGTGATAAACAATATCGCGCATGGACGGCAAGGCGATAAACTCATCAGCGTCGGAAATAAACGCGGTTGTGCAGTCTTCTATCATTTTCATTCCCCGATTAAATATGTCATGCTGGCTTATCCCCTCGCCTTTTTCAAATACTAAATTCTTATGAGAAAAAGCCCTAACTATTTTTTCTGTATCATCTTCTCTTGGCGTTGCTGATTTGAAACGGTAATTTAAAACCACAATTTTATCAACCCATGTATAATTTTTAAGAATCGCGGGAAGATAATCGGTTATGCTATAACACCGAATTAGCACGCCAATTTTTGATTGCATTTTTTACCCTTTCAATATCTTGCGCCTTTTGTGTAGCGGCCCAGGTTTCATAAGCCCGCTTCCCATATTCCATAGATTCTTTCGACATTACCATTTTATAATTATCATCAACCGGTGCTTTTTTGTATAAGCAGTGCCTATGCTCAATTAAGACATCCGGGTTATAAAACATTGTTCCAGTTTCCCGGCCTATATCCAAAAGAACATTGTCGCAATAGGTATGCTTGAGTGTAGGCAGAAAAAAATACCCAAGCGCCTTAACCATGTTAGCGGACATGACAACCGCGCTTGGCAATCCCGGAACAGATTTATCGCCCCACCCATCATCACCCCAAGCAAAACCAAAGCCGCCATTATCCTCGATTGTCTTAATTAGCTTTAAATCCCAACCCGGGGTGATATAAACATGGTCATCGTTGACCTCTTGATAATACTCATAGCCGCCAGCCTTGCACCCCTCGTTAATAACCTCGACAAGTGGCCGGGAGTTGTTTTCATAAAAAATTATCTTAGAATCATCATACAAAAGATGAGTAGCATAATAACTTTCCAACATCCTTTCAAGCTCTTTCGGCCTATTGCTTGGGCATATTGTTAATAGTTTCATCCGAATATCCTCATGTCAAATCGTGCATTACAATTCCGGCAAGCTATCCTGTAAGCCTTGCCCTGGGTAAAAGAGAGCGCAGTTCCCGCCCAAAATAAATTGTTATACTCCTGGGCTTGTTTACAATGCGGACAGATAGTATCTACGCTGTAAAGCTGGCCCCGGTGGGGATCTATGCCTAACGGCTTAATGTCTATCTTGTCGGAATAAATAAACTCGACCGGGAAATTTACCGGGGCATTATTAAAATTGATATACGGGCAGCCTTGTTCAATGAAATCCCTACCGTTAATCTTCCCGCAAGACTTGCCGTAAGAATATAAATCCGTTCCAGGGTAAGCGATGATCGGGGTTATATTGATATGATATTTCAAGTTCTTATGCCGCCAATCTAAAACCTGCTGGACTGTGGCCGGGGTTTCTTTCGGACCGCCTAATAGCATATTGCCTTGTATTCCTACCCCGGCACCATAAGTCATCTCAAGCGCTTTCTCTATCAGCTCCGGGGTAGTGCGCTTATTGTAGCTGTCCAGGACTTCCTGGTTAATATGCTCTATCCCGTAGCTTATCTGGACACACCCCGCGTCTTTAAGCATAGCCAGGGTATCTTCATTCACGCTATCCACGCGCATTTGCGTCATCCATTTCAGGTTATATTTTTTTATCCTCTGGCAGAATTGGTTAATGCGCTCCGGGAATACGGAGATAAGCTCGTCCAATACCGCAACCATATTTATCTGGTAACGCTCGATCAATAACTCGACCTCGGTAAAGTAATTATCAAGCGACCTTTGGCGGTAAACCTTGCCAAGTGGATGGAAACAGAATGAGCAATTATGCGGACAACTCCGGCTTGATATTACAGGCAGGCAACGCGGATTATCAAAAGGGTAAAGATAATGTTCATCCCCCGCGATCTGGCGATCAAGGTATGCGCGGACATTCAACCCCTCATAATCAGGGAAAGGCAAGCTATCCAAGTCCTTGATCGTTTCCGCCTGGACAACCGCGCCTTTTTCCGGCATATTCATTACTGCCTCATAAGTCGCCTCCTCTCCCTCTCCGATAATCCCGACATCGGGCCGGAGTAATGACATGGCTAGATCAGGATCTGCGCTTAATAATCCCCCGCCGATTATTATTTTAGCGTTAGGGTTATGCCTGCGGGCCATATTAGTCAAATCCCTGATCGCCCGGTAATGGACGGACAGGCCGCCGAAGCAAATAATATCAGCGCCTCGCATTTCCTCTTGCATGATATTATCGTCCCGGCGTTCATTCATGTTATAAAGAATAGTTGTAACCCCTTTTGATTTCAGATAGGCTGAAATATATGCCAGGCCGAGAGGTAGTTCGTAGAATAGGCCAAAAGGTTTATAACGCGGGGCTATGATTAAAACTTTCATATTAGATAAAATTTTCATGCGAAGGTTTATGTAAATAATCCCAAATAAACCGATTAGTCGAATCATGCCTGCAAGCACATCCTTCACATTCTTTTTTATTATCAAATTCTTCACGCATGAACTTAACTACCTTCCAATACCTATCACTATCAAGTATTTCTTTAAGCGACTGCTTCTTCAAATCACCGTAACAATATTCTTCCCGATTAAAAAGCAATCCACAAGGATATGCTTTAGAATTACCACTTATCTGAAATATCAAAGCACAATCAGGACAATGATCATATTGCTTATGCCCTTTGTTTTCTATCGTTCCCCATTTAGGGATTATCTGTGTTTTTTCATTACTCATTGCTTCTGCCTGTTTAAGAATTGCATTGATCTTTCCGCCATTATACCAATCAAAATTAAACCTGGACATCTGTTCATTCTTAGGGTCAGAAAATTGCTTTATTACAAAATATGAAAGTTCATTATCTATTGCGAATTGTGATTCTGATATTACATATTTCAAAGCCGAAGGTATCAAAACCATCTGCAAACCAATATTTGTCTTACTCTTTATTTTAGTTTTTAATACTGCGGCATTTACTATATTTTGTTTTACTTTATTCCATGCGTCAACTCCATGTATCTTTTTATATCCCTCTATTCCTATTGCCGATAAATTAAATCTTACCCACACGCAACATTCTAATAAAATAGTAATTTGTTTATCATTTAATTTTATCCCATTAGTGGCAAACCCTATGTCCAAACCATTCTTTTCCCCTATTTCTATAGCTTCATATATGGCTGGATTAAGTGTATTTTCTCCATCTCCAGTTATAGTTATAGATTTTATTCCTAATCTTGGAGCATCTTTGAATAAATTGATAAGTTGTTTCTTCGGAATCATTTCACCTGTCATCTTCTGTTGGATACCAAAACAGTAAACGCATTTCGCATTGCAAAATTTACATGCACCAATATCCACATGTAAAGGATAAATTCGTTTATTATCTCTAAAGTGATCTTGGACCCTATCCATGTGCCATAATAATTTGGTTGAATCCATTCGGTATTTATCCATTTTTAAGCTCCTGCATTTTTATTTTGTAGGCTTCTCTTATTCCGGCCTCTTTTTGTCAAAAAATTTTACCTCAACAGAGGTATGCCCGGGGACTTGAAATCTGTCAAATTTCTCCTTGAAATCACATGGATTACAAAAACCATAATTACTACATGACACATACCCTGGAAGATTAACATCCTTATCTAAAATATGCGCAATAGAATTTCTATGCGCATATAAATCCGCGTGGCACCGAAAAATATGACCGGACGGCCCAATTAACAATTCTGACGTTTTACATTCTACTTTTTGCCTTTTATTTTTAGTTACCGCGTCCGGGTATTTATACGTTCCGGTTTCAGCGTTTAAATATTCTTTTTCTCTAAAATCTATACCCAGCTTCTCGCAATACTTTTTCATTTGCGCGTTTTCAAGTTTATTATTATCCAATCCCCAAATACCGATTTCATACCCATTACGCAATAACTCATAAACTCTTGCCACTAACTCTTTCGCTGGCGTTTTTAAATGGTAAGAAACTCTAATGCTGGCATACTTCGCCCTGCGCTTAAATGTAATAGCTGGAATTTTAGTCATAAAATCCCTATTATCAAATAAGCCATTAGTCAATAAATCAAGATGTTTTGCATAAATAAAACGGGTATAGTCTACTATATCATAAAAATCAGGATGTAACGTCGGCTCTCCCCCCTGCAAAGTTATAGGCAAATCCAACCGCGTCTTTATTCTCGCTAACCCTTTAATCCAATCTTTCCCGCTCATTTCTACTACAGGCGAAAACTCATCATATTTATTGATACAATACGAACAATTCAAATTACACCGCAAGGTAAGAAACGCCCCAATATAATTATATTCTTCTGGTAATACAATCTCGTTCATAATCATCCTTTCTCTCAGTTATAATTAACGGCTTATCCCATTTATAATTGTAATATTCTTCCCCGGTAAATTCTTTGGTTTCAATGTACGGCTTAAAAATATAAGTTAAATCTTTGGTGTGTTGCAAGCCGAGGTCAAACTTCTTATCCTGTGATCCGATGATCGCCCGGATCAAGACTGGGAATTGGAATTGATTCCCGGAAATCTTAGGCAACAATGCCAGATGATTTATAATCTGATCTGCGGCAACAAGCATAAAATCCATTCTTTCAAACATAATTATTGGCCGAAATCCTTCCAGGCTCATACCCATAGCCAGCCCAACCATTAAACTTTCGGCAACCGGAGTTTCTATGCATTTTCTTTTAGGCACTTCATTGAGAGTGCCATACATCCTATGCCCATACCGCGTGTTATATCCAATAAACCGCACTCGCCTATCATGTGCCAATACTCTGTTAATATCCGTCAACAATTCTTTATTTGTCATAGATTAACCAAAACCCCAGTGCCACAATGAGGATATTTTGCCTTGTATCTATAATAAACTACCTTCGCCAACTTACATTTACCCCAACGCTGTTTCTTAGTTGTTGTAACACTTCGGTTATTATCTTCACAATAAAAAACTATTGGCAAATCATATCCTCCGGCATATCTTACAGCTTCAGAAGTAAATCCGGAATCAAACGCGCCGTCCCCCAGAAATATATGCACACGCTGTTTAGATTTCTTTTGCTTTAAGGCCCACGCCACGCCAACCGCTATTGATACACATCCAGCGACAATCGCGGAAGAAAAGAAGTTATGCTGGCGGTCAAAGATGTGCATACTCCGCCCAGCCAATATATCTTCCATTAATTTTAAACTATTCCCAGTATGCAATAAATAATGGTATGAGCTGCGCCAAGTAGAGAACACGTAATCATCTTTCTTGATTTTTTTGAATATCTTAATTAACATGGTTTCATTCCCCCCGGCTAAATGGACGGGAGCATGAATTTTACCAGCCTGAAAATATCCGGCAATGTTAGCCTCAAAATTTATCAACTTTTTCCGGGTCATCTTTTGCCCCTGAATAACAACCAAATCAGTAATGCGATTGGCAATACCGTGCCGGCTAAAATTTCGGATAGTTTATTTAGCATTTTCTCTAGCTTTTAGATAATCAATAATCTCGTTAATCTTGGATTGTACGCCTGAATGTAAACCTAGTGGAAATTTCTCTGGAAGCTCATACTTTTTTACATAAATTTCCACACCATTACAAACTTTACAGCCGCAATCCTTACCATGTTCTAACTGAGATTGAAGCTGGTTGGATATAAACTCATACGCCTCCGGCTCCATAACCTCCTTAAACTTTTTTAGTTCTGCTAATGCTGATTCCAGTTTCATAAGAGATTCTCCTTTTTTAGCCAAACATATATCATAGCAAGGGCGTTTGGTAACCCTATCCGTGATATCATTATTAAAGAAGCATAGTGCACATTATAAAATCCTTCTTCGTCCTTTCTAATGGTTAAATCATAATTAGAAATTGTAACCGGCAACTCTTCCAAAATCTCTGTGGCGAGAGGGGCGGGGTAATAATCAACTCCAAATCTATCAACTCCGTTGTTAGGACAAGTTATATTTTTAACTATATCCCATTTCTTAGACATTTGTCCCCATTCCCACCAAAATTCCGTTTCCTTTTTCCATCCCTCCTCTTTCAACTGTTTTGCGATTTCCAACGATACTACGTGTGATTCCAACTCTTGGTTACTCATCTTTCTCCTTTTTTAGCCATATATTTCTTCCTGACCATTAGTCAAAAATAACTTACATTTATAACTTTTAAGTTCTTCT